AGTTCATTGACAGGATCTGATCCGTGACCGCCTTTTGGCGATATGATTGGTCGAGCTGCTGCGTTCGATCCACCGCCACCTGAAAATGATACGGTTGCGTTTTCATAGTTACCGCCATTGTTTGATATTGTTACTGCAGTAACTGCTCCACCTGCGATTGTTGCTGTTGCCGTTGCGCTTGATCCATCACCTGCAATTGTTACTGTAGGAGCCGATGTATATCCACTTCCTCCTGCTGTAACAACAACATGATGTATTGCTCCATTATCAGCATTTGATTGTACCTGAAATTGAAGTGATCCATCATCTGATGATAATGTTTTTGTCGGCATGAACGCAGATGTTAAAAATTTAGTTGCATCAACACCAGAAAGTGTGAACATATATTTCCATCTATATCCATCACCTTGATCAGCTTCTATATTATTTGTAGTTGTTCCTGTTGGTTTGTTAACTGATGCACCTGGACCTGCAATGATACATTTATAACATTTTAATTCATCTGTCAAAACATAATATTGACTGGTTGTAAGATCAACTGTGTCATCATATCCTATATATGAATTACCAGAAACCCAGTTGTATCGAGTTGATGCGTGTGATAAGTCACCTGAACTCATTTTTTTAGCTGCAATCATTCTCTGATGAGCTGTTTGAGAATCAAGTACTCTATTTACGGGTGTTGCAATTGCGGTATCTGAGCTCGGCCACTGTTGTGAACGACCTACAAAAAGATACATACTATTACTGCCAACGTCTGATATGAAGTTAGCCGCGTTTTGCACCCTTATTTCTTTAGTGACGATGGCTACCATTTTATTTCCTTTTCCTTCTTGTTATTTATATAAGTTTACGATATCGTTATCACAGAATCGAAAGATAATTCTATCGCTTCTTGGTTCACAGCTTGTTGAACGGTGAAATTCTTAAAGTCATCTATAACACCACCCGGATGATTTGGAGGTGTTACGCTATATGCTGTATTTACCCCAGTTTCATTGTTTGCTCGAGTCTGAGAAACAGTGATTGGAGTTGAATAAGTTTCTGTTTGTGGCAAGAATTTGTACATGTCTACGTGTAAGAAACTCGATGTCAACGGTGGCTGAGGTGCCACTGTAACATAATCTATATCTACAAGGCAAGATCTTGCTGGCAATTCAACATCTGCTGATACTACATCAATAATAATATTAAACGCACCAACATCAATTTGTCTACCCGGAGGTGTTCCCATTTTACCTGATGCATTTGTAAAAATAACAACTTCACCAAAGAATGCAAAACCCGCAGGATGAAGAAGTTTCTTTACCGCATCATTCCATTGTTCAATTGTTTGACCGGTTTTAATTACATATGAAAATGACTGATAATATCTTGAATCTTGAATCTTTTTAAGGTGAGATATTTTACCATCATCACCTGTCCATTTTTGAAATGATTGATCCCATTTACCATCAGATGGTTTAAGTATATCTACTCTTGGAAAGTATAGTTCAATATTGTCGTTAAAGATAAGATTAAACAAAGCAACATATGAAGGTTCAGCACCTTTAGATAAGTAAATGTCTGTAACGTTTTTATACAATTTAACTTTGTCAGCAACAACATTTTCTGGAATTGATACAGCAAGTTCTCTTTGTAAATACTCAATAAAGGCTGTTGACACTTGATCAAGATCTCTATATTCCGGAAGAGTATTAAGTATTTTGCCAGCGCCACCATCTTGATCAAGAAAGTTGAAATACGCTTCAGCGAATGCAACTAACTTTGGATCATTATGCCTGATATGTTCAGGAATTACTGAGTTAATATCATATCGCATTAGTAACTACTCCCAGAGCCTCCGTAGTTAGGCGTTGTTGTATATCCTACACCTGCGATAGCACCACCTGTTGCAACTGTGTCAACTTGTGGTGTAACTACTACGTTATTCATATCAATTTCTACAAGCTGATTTCTTTGAGGTGCAATATCATTTGAATTTGGTGTTGCAGTAATAGTTATGTATGAGCCAGTTATAGCTTCTGGAAGGAATGAAGTAATTGTAACAATACCATTCACTGTATCCACACTTCCAGCGTTCTCTACTGTTATAATTTTTTGATTAGTAGAACTTAATCTAAATATCTGTAGTTGTCTTGCTGTAGATGATGTATTTGTTTGGAACAATGTGTATAGTGAACTATCATATGATGTTAGTCCATGATTTGAAAATGTTGACGGCATATAGAATGTTATGCCAGTAAACTCTAAGAACGTATGAGTATGGCTATTTCCAATTCCACCATTTACTACATCTGCTGAATTGGCTGCAGCTGCAGTAGTGTAAAGAGGATAAAAATATCCTTTACTTCCTGCATAGTTTGCGTTTTCTGTGCCATACACCGCATATGGTCCAGTAGATGCACCAGCATCTACAGAAAATGTAGTAATTGGTGTGTCTTGAAATTGGTGTAATTGACCATTTAAAGTAAATGTAGTTGAACTAATAATTGATTGTGCTGCACCTATGTTTGTAAAGAATCCATTGTTATAATCTAGTGTATATTTCTTTGCAGTACCAAGAGTAGGTGATAATCTCTTTTGAATTCCTACGTTGACTGTAGAGTTTAATATTGATGCATCAGCATTATCTATTTCACCGAGTAGTTGTGAATGCCTGAACACACCGTCAAACTTCTTAAGGTTAGTATCATTATATGTTTGTATAACACTTCTTACTTTACTTGTTAATTCACCAGATGTTAAAGAAGTTAAGTTAGGATCATATTTTACGAACACTGTAAGTTTAATGTAAAGATAAACTGGATCTACAATCTCAGGTGTAATTGACACAATGTTCTTAGGTTTTAAGATTGTGTCTATAATGCTTTGCTTTTCTGATGCACCTAATGTTGTTCCTGTTTTAGGTTTAATTGATACAAACACTTTACCATATTCAGGTGGATCATTTTCTTCACCGCCCCACACTGAAACAGTTTCAGCATTAGCATATTGATTCTTAATTACCGTTTGATAATCATCTGCAGTAACAACTCTATTTTGAGATAGATATGAAAGTGGAGCATTAAATCTTATAGATTCAATATCTTCTTTGACTGCACCACCAGATGATTTAGTTACTAGACTTATGCTTGTATTTGTGTTTCCTTCAATATTACCTTCAAGCGCAAATGCTGTAGCATTATTTGAAGCTGTTCCATCTGTAATTAAATATTCAAATGTAATTACATTTCCAGCTACTAGTTTTTTACCGAATGAGTTGTCACCAAAATAAATCTCATATTTTCCATCAAGTCCTTCTTGTAAAAAGTAAACTTCTGATGTACCTGATACGTTAACAATATTAGTTACAAGAGAATAAACAGCATCTGAAGAACTAGCAGCATTTGGTTTTACTTTAACAACTATAGATGATGTATCAACATTCACATCAGGTATTTCATATTTTTGTCTTGCATCACTATCGTCAACTGTATATGTAAATGTCTTAAGTTTTCCTTGGCTTATTACTACATTTGAAAATTTATATACACCTGCATCAGGCTGAATTGTTTGAGCAATTAGATTTACAAAATTAAATTTCTTTCCGTCAATTGTTGAACTGAATGCTGTTCCTCTACTCATTGTTAATGATGAAGGAGTTCCAGCTGGACTATTAACAGTTACGTCTAATGTTGCAGAAGCGGCTGTTCTTGATCTTGGTACATATCCTAAAGATTTTGCATGACTTACAACATTATTTCTAACTTGAGCCGTGTCTAGATAAAGCTCATTTGCTTGAACATTAGCATTAAACGCGTTGTAAAATGTATTATATGATAATACATCAAGCAATGTAGATAGAGCGCTACCGTCAAAATCATAGTCAGCCAGTGTAGTTTGATTTTGCATATACGTTTTAAGATTTGACCTAATCTGATCAAAATCAAGCTCAGTGACGTTAAGTCTATTTTTTGAAGATGTTGTGGCCATTATTTTATTCTCTCTAAGTAAAAGTCAACTTGTTCCTGTTGACCAATTGATATTATGTTAAAAATTATAGCAACTCTTACTCTATTTTTGTCTGATTCATCTGTGACTTCAACATCTATAAGATCAACTCTAGGTTCATGGTTTTCTATCGTCATAGTGATTTCATCTTGAATATCTAAAGCAGTCCATACATCTGTTAATTCAAAAAGTAAACCTCTAACACGTGATCCTAAGTTAGGTTGAAATGGTCTTTCATGCAAATCAGTGAAGACCAGATTTTTAACACTTTGTTTTATGGCATCTATATCTCTTTTAATTGTTATATCACCATTGTTTGGATTAGCAATAAATGATAGATCAAAATCAGAATAGAGACTCTGTCTAGCTCTGATCCTTGATGTTAATGATGCATCACTTCTTGTTTGTGTTCTTGCCATACTACTATTTATACACTATTGAGCGTTGTTATCGATATTTAAATACTGTGCTCTATCAACAACAGCCTGTTTATATTTGTCCCATTGAGTTTGAATTTGAAACCACTTATTAAAGTCTTCTTCTAAATTTTCTTGAGTTGCGTAAGTAATGTAGATAAGATCCCAATCATCTTTAGTTTTTAAACCAGCTAAAAATTTTAGATAGGCATCTTCTGTGTCATAAAATATTGCTTCTCTGCTATCTATGAGTGTTATAGTTCTTAATAACTCTTGTTCTTTTTCATAATATTGCGCAACTCTCTGAGGCATTTTTCCGGCTTGATATAAATCAAGAGCTTTTCTTCCTGTAGTTCTTTGAAGATTTATTAGCTGGCTTCTTGGTGAAGAGTTTGCCTTTTTATAATCTTCATATGCCTTGTTTGCATCATCTTTTAAAATTCTCCAATATACTTCAATCATAGGATCTATTATGCCAGTGACTCTATCCCATTCTGTCATTACTTCATCATATGATTTTCCAGAAGGAGAAACAACCGATGGCTTTTTAGATGGTTGTTGATCTTTATGTTCTGTAACTGTTTGAACTTTTGCAGCAGAATCTTCAGGCTTAGTAGCATTTACATTTGGTGTTTCCACAGCTTTTGCTTTTTCAACTATTGATCCATCTGCAGCAACTTCTTTATTTGGAAATAAACTACATGGATCAAATCCTGTAAGAGATCCTGAAGTTACTGCTGTTTGGACAATCGTAGTCATTTGATCTATATAACCTTGAAGTTCATCTGAAGGTAAACCTGAAAATGTTTCTTGTAGTTGAGCAATTTTTCCAGGCAAGCTTGTTATTGCAACATCAAGATTAGCTGTCAAAGATGTAACAGCAGAATTGATCTCATCTTGAAGATTTGGTAGAGCTACACTTGGTATTGGAACTTTAACAGATTCTAATGCAGTAAGTGCCTCAGCTGCTTTAGCTTCAAGTGTTGCAAGACCTGCTTTACCTTGAGCAAGTGCTGCTTCAATCTCGTCTGTTACACCGTCAAGTGCTTCTAGCGATACGTTATTTCCACAAATTAATGTCATGACGTTGCATACCCC